TCACCCCAGCAGCGCCGCCTCGGCCGCGCGCCTCGCCACCAGGCCAGGCAGCACCTGGCCGCCGCCCCTGATCCACTTGCCAAGCTCCAGCTTGGCACCGGCCCAGTCGCCGGCATCGACCTTGCGCCTCAGTGTGCTGCTCTCGTATCTGGCCACGCCCAAGTTGTAGGCAAAATCGACCACCGCCGCCAGCACACCAGGGCGCGCAGCCAACCCAGGCGACGCCTTGAGCACGCCGGGCAGGTAGTCGCGGCGCAGCGTCAGCAGCAGCAGCTCCTCGGCCTGCGCCGCTGTGATCGGCGCGTCGCGCAGCGTCACGGCGCGGCCATCGGCGTAGCGGGTCGAGCCGTAGCCGATGGTCGGGATACCGGCCGGGCATGGGTAGGGTTTGAGGGACAGGCCCTCGAAGCGGCGGCACAGATCGGCCGCCAGGCGCAGGGCGTCGTCAGTGGTCGTCATGGCTGACCTCCGGCCTGGAACTTCGCGGGCACCCCATCACGCCACCTGGGGGCCGTGACCAGCTGCATCGTCACGACGCCGATCAGCAGCGACAGCTCGAAGACGCTCGGCTCCCAGCCGGCGCGCAGCGGCTGCGCGATTCCTGCACAGGCTGCGAAGCCGATCAGGAAGAAGGCGAAGCGGATGCCGGCCCGGGTCATGTGGTTGCACCGGACCAGCCGGCAGAACGCGCCCCACAGCATCGCGACGCACAGGATTTCATGGATGAGAGTCATTTCTCGGCTCCTTCAGCTCCTTCAGCCTTCTTGAGGAGGCGCGCGGCCAGCATGGCAACGCCGTCGGACAGCGCCGAGAAGACCGGCTTCCATCCGTTTCCCAGCGCGCCAATGGCCAGCGCCACCGGCGCCATCGAATCGCCCGGCGCCACGCCGTAAGCGCTGGCCAGGTACTCGCTCACGCCCGATGTCAGGACCACGGCCAGCGTCGTGCAGCGCAACACCAGCCAGGCGCCGGCGCTGCGCGTGATGGTCTGGGTCGAACTCAGCGCCCGCAGAGAGCCCGCCAGCGCGGCGAACACGATCACGACGTAGGGGCCAGCCAACGGGCCGAGCAGCGCCACAGCGACCACCGCCAAGCTGGCCGATCCGGCCGTTGAGGTAATGGGTTCAGGCATGGTCAGTCGTAGAGGATGTTGATAGAGCCGGCATCGAAGGTGTCGATGCCGTTGACAGTGGTGACTCGGATGCGGTCCAGGGCGCCGGAAAGGGATTTGGTGCCGCTTGCCACATAGTTGTACGAAGCATCGGACCTCCCCACCACCCCATTGGCAGCCCAGATGTTCGAGCCCATCGTTGTGAGCGTTACCATTCCGTGGTATGTGGCGGCAGCCGTGGAAACAGTATTGACCGGTATGCCCGACGAAAGTGACGTGGTGGCCACCGAGGCGGGGGCGATTGCGCTGTTGTTTCCCACGTACCCAGAAGCATCGATCGACCCGCTGCCGATCTGGATTTGAATGGGGCTTGCACCGTTGGTGCTCACGCCAAAAAACACAATGGTGATCCGCTTCGCCCAGCTCGGAATCCCGGTGAAATCGATCGCCGTCCCACTGGTCGATGCGACTGCAGTGCCTTGCGTGAATGGCTGGGCCAGCTTGGCCGGGGTTACGATGCCGTTGGCCAGCTTTGCCGTGGTGGACACGCCGCCATCTGCAACAGTGGTCGCTGTCGATGCCGTGTCAGCCGCCCCCGCAAAGGGCGCCTTGGCGTTGGCATCGAACTTCGCCGTAGTTACGGACCCCGCTGCCAATGCCGCCGCCTGGACGCTGCCGGCGATCAGCTTCGCGCCCGACAGCGACGCGATCCAGGTCGGGTCTGCGTATGAGCCGGAGGTTGAGGCCTTGTCGTCGCGCAGGTAAGCGATGAATGCCGCGAACACGCGCAGGTAGTCGTCGATAAGCGATGGCGATTCCGATCCTGCCGGCGAATTGCTGCCTGCCGTCTGCGACAGGTCGTTGATGCTGGTGGGTACTGGCATCGATGCTCCAAAAAAAAAGCCCGGCGCAATGGCCGGGCTGGGTGGGGAATGAGGGTGATGGGTGGTGCGCCGTCGCCTATCGATCGATCGGTGGTGCGGCCAGAAGCCCGCCAGTGATGAGGGCGGGCGTCAGCAGCCCCATGCTGGTCGGTCGCGCCTTCGGTTGCTTGGCCAGAAGGCCAGGGATGATGTTCTGAGCCTCTTTCTGGCGGATCGACACCTCGATGTTTTTGAGTGGATCAAGCACCATCTGCTGCCCCATCGGCAGCTTGCCGGCAAAGCCCTTGAGCAAGTCGTAGCCTCGGCCCAGCAGCAACGCACCGGAGTTGCTGTTGTTGACGGCCGAGCCGATCGGCTGCGACTGCATCAGCGCGGCGACGCGACCGTTGGCGCGCAAGGCCGCAATCTCCTTCGGCGAGAAGAACTCCGCGAGCTTGCGGTCCCCGATGGCATTGAGCACCTTGTTGAAGGCAGACGGGCTGAATTTGCCCACCTCGTCGGCCGCGCCGTTGAGCGCCCTGTCCTTCAGGTGCGCCAGGATGGCGTTCCGCATCTCAAGCTTCGTCGGAGCCGAGACGTTCTGAGCCACCTTCCTGGCGTCATCGACCGTACCGTCGATCACGAAGCGCCGCATGAAGCGATCCGGCTGCGCGCCATCAATCGCCGCCTCGATGGGACGGCCACTCTCCTGCCAGGCAAACCGGCTCCTGGCCGCGCCGCGCGCGCCGTTCAGTGCCGCCATGAACTGCTCTGCCGAGGCATCCTGGTCGCGCAGCGCTGCCGCCACCTGGCTTGTGACCAGCTGGTTGCCGCCGTGCTGGGTCTTGACCGGCTCGATCTTGACCTGCTCGATCGCCTGGCGGGCCAGCTTGAGGGCGGCCTTGACGTTGCCATCCGACGTGCTGCGCTGCGCCGTGGCGATGTCCGTCATCAGGTTGTCCAGGGTGTTGGCCGTGAATGGAACGTTGAAGGTCTGGCCGTTGGCCTTGATCTGCCCGTAGCTGATGGTGTTGAGCATCGAGCCGATGTTGTCCGGCAGGTAGGCCAGCTTGTTCTCGCGCGCGAGCGTGTCGTAGATCGCATTCACAAACGCCGAGCGGTTCAGGGGCACGTCACCGCCCGGCATGGCTCGCGCCTTCTGGTACAGGGCCGACACACCAGCCTGCAGCCCGGCGTCCTTGCCCCGAATGTCCTCGATGGCATTCTCGCCTGCCCGGAACAGGTCGCCGCGCGCCGCGCCGGCCTCGTTCAGGTTGCCGATCAACTTGGCGTTGTTCTGGTTCAGGATGCGCGGCAGGCCATGCAGCTCACCGTCAGCCGTGTTCGCCAGGGTCTTGGCCAGGTTCTGCTCGCGCGTGATCTGCACCGGGTCTTGCGTGAGCATCCCTCGCGTGGGCGTCAGGCCCGCCGATCGGAAGGCAGCCAGCCGGCCCAGGGCCACGGAATCGAGATCCTTGCCCGTCTTGAGCGCCGTGGCCATGTCGTAGCGCAGCGCCTGCCTGGCCTGCTCGGGGAGCTGGCTGTAGTCCACGCCCGTGCGCTGCAGCATCTGCCCGAGCTTGATGTCGATGTCGGTCTGCGACAAGCCGCGCCCGACCATCCCCTTGACCAGCGTCGAGCCGGCGTTTGCCAGTCCGGGAGTCACACCGCCTGCCATGCCTCCAGCCACGCCGCCGACCAGGCTGGCAATGGTCTGCTGGCCCAGGCCGCCACCGGCTTCCTTGGAGGCGTTCTGCGCCGCACCGGCGCCTGCCGCGGCTGCCGTCTGCTGGATGGGGTTCTCGGCCATGAGCTGCCCGACCCGGCGCCCAACCGACTGTGCGGCAGGACGGACACCCGCCCCACCGAACTCCAGCAAGTTGGATGCCGGCCCGGTCAGCCGCCCCGCGACGCCGCCCGTGATGGCGCCGAATCCCATCCGCGTTGCCTCGGCCACGGTGCGCTCGTTGGCGCCGGCCGGCTTCGGCAGGCCCAGCCAGTCGGCCCCACTGGAGGCCACCTCGCCCATCGGCTTGCCGGAACCGCCGCCCAGCGCGCGCGACACCGGATCGACGATGAGCTGCCGCAGCGGCTCGGTGATCGGCTGCACGGCCTGGCCCATGCCCTCCAGCGCATACCGGGCCGTCAGGCCAACCTGGCGCGGGATATCGTTGAGCGCGGCGCCGGCCTTTTCTGCCGCAGGGCCGCCTTCTGTTTCCCCTACCTCAACCAAGCGGACAGGCCTACCACCCGAAAGTGCCGACCATTCCGCGTTATTCACTTCAACCAGTCTGGCCATCTTCACTCCTCCACTCGGTAACGCTTGCCGCCGCGCTCGACGTAGTACTTGCCATCCATACCCAGTTTTGCCATTGCACTGCCGCCGCCATCGAGCAAGACGATCCGCGATTTCGGTAGCTGCTGCTGTGCTGCGGCCCGTTGTTGGCCTGCGTAGCGCTGCTGGATCTTCTCGATTTCATCCAGTGCTGCAAGGCGACGGGCATGCGGGATCGTTGCATCACCAATCTCGCCCGCCATCTGATGGTAGAGCAGCACATCCTTATCGGACTGCGGGCCGCTCATCTTCGGCATCTTCGAAACCAACATACCCTCGATGGCCTTGAGTTGGGCGGCCGCATCGTCCCCAGCGAAGCTGAGGCCAAGGGCGCGAGCGACGTGGTCAGCGCCAACGCCCAGATAGCTACCAGTGGCTTTCGGGATGATGCCCCTGGCCTGCTCGATTAATGCAAGTGCTTCTTTTGCATCTTTTTCAGCAGACTGCGGAGAGGCCGGGACGACCTGTCCGGGCTGCATTCCGGTTGGTGGAGTAACCCAATCCCCGCCGTGATACTGCGGCTTGCCGGCCTGCGACTTTTCGAACGCCAGCCTCTCCCTGCTCAGCCCATTGGACGCCGCCTCGCCCGGCGTCATGCCATTCTTGCCCAGCAGCGTCAGGCGGTTTGTGACCGGATCGCGGACGTACTGGAAATTGCCAAAGTTGACGATCTGTCCGTCCTTCCAGACGCCCATGTCGCCGCCAACCTGATCGCCGTACTCAGAAAACTGACGCTTGACCGGGCGGCCCTGCGCGTCGGTTGTTTCCTCCACCCGGGCCACCTTTTGCCGCCCCCAGTTCTGCGCCTCGGCCAGCGCCTTGATCTGCTCGGGCGCAAAGCCGGCGGCCATGCCGCTAGCCATCATCGACTGCCAGTTCACCGGCGTGGGTTGACCAATCAGTGCAGCCCGCTCCACCGTGGGTCCGAGCAGGCCGGGTGCGCCCATCGCCTGCTGCGGCGTGACGCCGGAGAGCTGCTGCCCCAGCAAGCCCAGGAACTGCTGCTTGTTAGCCCGCTCATCGCGCGCGGTCTGCATCTGCTGCGTCGCCTGCTGAATCTGCAGTCCACGCATCTGCTGCATCTGCGCATTCTGTGCATCCTGCTGCTGCCGCTCCTGCGCGCCGGCGTAGCCCAGCAGGCCAGCCGATCCGGCCGCGCCCAGGGTGTTGAGCGGCTGCCCGCGCCGCGCCGCCGCCATGCCGCCGAACACGCCCGACAGCAGGCCCTGCCCCTCCGGGCTCTTCACGAAATCAAGCAAACCTTCCATACCCACCTCCAAAAATGTTGTTCGTCATCTGCTGCTGCGCCTGGCGGCGCTGCAGGTCGTCCTGCGCCTGCAGTTGGCGCGCCTGGCTGTCGGTGGACAGCAACCCCTGCATGTCGAGCGGCCGGGCCTGCGCCTGCGCAACGGGCGCTTGGCGCGTCGGGGCCAACAACCCCTTGGCGGCTCCGGCCGCCTGCAGGGCCGCACCACCGGCCTTGGCGTAGTCGCCCGCAGTGCCCAGGCCGGACAGCAGGCCGCCGCCCGAGCCGCCATAGCCTGCCGCGTTGAGCGAGGCCACCATGTCGGCGCCGGCCTGGGCCGAGATCGGCGCCCCCGCCCCGCCGATCACGGTGGCTGCGGCGCCACTGGTTCCGGCAGCACCAGCACCCGCCGCCCCTGCGCCGCCCAGCAGGCCAGCCATTGGCCCGGCGCCCGCCAGTGCTGCGCCTCCGGTGGCGATTCCCGCGCCAACCAGGGCGAGTTGCGCGTCCGTCATGCCCGTGGCTTTCTTCAGCGGCTTCCAGAGCAGGCCGCCCGCCGTGTTGTCCCAGATGTTCCCGAGAAGACCCATGTCACTTGCCTCCGTTGTTGGTCGTCGTGGTGCTGCCCATGTTCTGCCCGATCACCCCCCCGGTGGCCTGCAGCTGCTTGAACGGGTAGCTCTGTTGGTCCTGGAACTGCTGGTAGCCAAAGTCCAGGTTGTTCTGCTGGTTCTGCTGCTGCAGGTTGCCGGCGTTCATGAGCTGGCCCGCGTCCTGGTAGGCGGCATTGCCGAAGGTCGGCGCCATGCCGATCGCCTGCATCCGGTTGGCCTGGTCGGTGTTGTAGGCGTTGCCGTACATCTGGGTGGCGACGTTGGACAGGCCCAGACCGTACTGCTGCTGCAGGCCGCTGTTGCCGAAGCTGCCCGAGTTGATCGCGCTGTTCATGAAGTTCTGCTTCACGCTCTGCTGCGCCGCATCGACCATCTTGTCCAGGTACGGGTTCGTGTTGCCGCCCTGCATGATCTGGTTCAGGTTGCCCTCGGCATTGCTCATGGTCTGCGAGCCGTTCACGGCACGGTTCGCAATCATGTTGATCCCAGCGTTCTGGTTGCCGTTCAGGTCGGCGTAGCGCTGCCCCTGGTAGGCCTGGAACGGCGTGTTGGCAATGTTGGTCGCCTGCTTGACGTACAGATTCGCCAGTGGCTTGAGTTCCTGCGGGATGGCCGGCGTGGTGGTCGAGGTGCCACTGCCGCCGCCGCCACCGCCCAGAATGCGCCGACCAGCCTCGGATCGGGTGGCGCTGTCGCCCATCGGCTCGCCTGCGGCGTAGAGTTCGCGCCGGCTGTAGGTGTGTTTCATACCGGGATCTCCAGGATGTTGTAAACGGGTTGGAAGCCGCAGGTCATGCGGTAGAGGCGCTCCTGCGCCGGCCGGGCCGCGCAGCGCACACGCGAGCAGCCCAGCGAGGCTGCCAGGGTCTTGATGGCACCGAAGAAGCGCTCGAAACCGCCGCCCGGTGCAGCCAGATCGGTGATGAACAGCACGCGACAGTTCGGCAGCTGGTCAACGCGAACGACGCCCCAGCCGGCAATGCGCTCACCGTCGCGCATCTGCAGCAGCGTGCGCTCGCCGCGCGACAGCAGCAGCTTGAGCTGGTCGCCGGTGATCTCGCCGCCGGAGGTCTTGCAGGCCAGCTCCAGGCAGGACGCGCCGTCGCGCCAGGCGGCGTCGATGTGGGTGGAGGGAATCGGTATGAGGTCCATCAGTTGCCCGTCAAAAATCGCTTCTGCACCCAGGTGCCGGGCGTGCCAGAGGCAACGCACGTCCAGCCCTCGATGACGTACTTGCTACCCGCCGTGCCCAGCTCGGCCGGCGCGCTGTTGCGGACGGAATCGCCCGCCTGCCAGACACCGCTCGATGGCGCCGCCGTCGTCGCCGAGTGGAGGGCCGACATGCGCCCCTCGGTCAGGTGATTGACCTGATCCGCATGCTCGCGCAGCTCGCGCTGCAGCATTGGATCGCTCATGCCCACGCGCGGCGTCAGATTCAGCCTCACCGCAGCCCCGCCGGTTGAATCTCGGCGTCCATGTGCGTGACCCGCACCGGCCCGGTGAGGCTGAATGTCGCCCGGTGCCAGCGCGCGGTCTGCCGCAGGTCGAACTTGCCGTCGGTGATGGGGCCGGTCGCGGTGTTGATGAAGCCGGCGCCAGAGGTCATCTGAGCCGAGGCCGAGGCAGTCGCCGAAGTCGGCGCCCGCTCGAAACGCAGCCGGACCCGCGACAGGCTGGTCACTGCGGCGTCGTCGCCGTTGCTGCCGGTGGTGAAGCCGCTCGCCCCGCTGGCGCCAGTCATCATCTGCAGCTGCGCCGACGCATTGAACACCGACAGCGCCTTGCCGCCAGACAGCCAGTACTGCGAATCGAACGGAATTCCGGGCAGCGAATCCATGGTCGCCGCCAGAGAGGCCATCCCATCGATCGTCGAGGCGGCCGAAACATAGTTCAGCACCGCCTGGACGCCCAGGCTGACCCGACCCCATTTGCGCGTGGGGACGTGATAGACCAGAGCCTGATCGAGAATGCTGCCGCTGGACGGGTAGAAGATCCACGCCAGGTTCGTCTGCCGGTCGTAGACGCACGCCGTCTTGTAGCGGTAGGCCGGATCGGAGTTGGTGAAAAACCAGTTCCTTACCGTGCCGTCGGCAATGGGCTGGGGTCGCGTGCCATCGAACACCCAGATGTTGTCCTCGCCGACGAACAGGTGCGCGCCCCCGATGTCGCACAGCGCCTCCTTGCCGACGCAGCCGGCATCACCACCCGCAACCTGCAGCCACTCCCAGACCGCTGGGGCGCCGACATAGCGGCCAATATAGATCGAGCGCGACTTGTAGGCGATGGCGTATTCACCCAGGCGCGCGCCGGCCGTCAGGCGCCCGGCTGTCCCAACCAGACGTCCGCTGGTGGCCTGGGTGGTGATGCTCGGCGTCCAGCTGGTGTCGTCGTAGGCGGCGCAGCAGGCCCAGCCATCGGGCTTCTCCACCCCATCGTTCAGGTTCAAGGCCATCACGAACGCCCCGACCGAGAACAGGATTTCGGCCCGGGGCGCGCCGGACACGTCAGAAAACCCTGCGCCGCTCGATCGCTGGATCACGTCGGCGCGGTTCGTCGCCAACGTGGCATCACCGAACTGCGCGAGACTCCAGCGGCTGTCTACGCCGCCGTTGTAGGGTGTCGCGCGCGAGCGGTCAGCCCAGGCGCCGCCAGACAGCTCGTAAATCTTGGTCTGGGTTCCGGCAATGACGCGCCGGGTGTCATCCAGCTTGGTGATGACGGCAGCCCCCTGGCATGCCGCCGCCAGCGCTGGCGTGGCAGCGGGCGTAATCGGCGACGGAGCCCCCTCCATGCCGTTGATATACGGCACCATGTTGATGCAGTCAGCCACCAGACCGGGCGTGGTGATATCGGCGTCGGGCGCGAATCCGGTCAAGGGCGTCATCATCGCGTCTTCACCCTCATGGTGCTGCCGGAGTACCAGTTGACCTGGTTGATGCCATCGACAGCCTGCTGATAAAGCGCCTGGAACACCTGCAGCCGGGCATCGTTCATCAGGAACGGCTGCGCCTCGCACAGCGTCGCGTACAGGTAGGCGTTCGGCCAGGCGGACAGCAGCCAGTTGCTGGAATTCGTGTCCGACAGTGCGGGTACGCGCTGCTGATAGGACAGCTCCAGCGTGTAGTCGCTGTCCGGTATGGGGGCGAGCTGGATCTGGGCGCCGATGATCGCGAACACCGCCGGCATCCCGCCCGAACTCGACGGGTAGTCGGTGGCCAGTTCATCGGCCGAGAGGTACTTCAGCACCCGCATCGGATCGATCGAGCTGATGGCCAGACGCTGCATCTCCAGCATGTCGGTCGGCAGCGTGACATAGGCATTGCCGGCAGTGGCGCTCAGGCTGGTACGCGCCTCCATGTCGCGCGCTCGCAGATCGGCATTCAATCGCGCCTCAGCCAGAGTGATCAGGTCCGGGATGATGGACGTCAGGTCCGAGCGATTGAGGTAGTTGGCGACACTGGCCTTGAGGTCCGCGTAGGTCGCAATGCTCATACCCGACCCTCCCAGGCCCGGAATGCGCGCAGCGCCGGGTCGTTGAGCATGGCGCGGCCATGGATCGGGTTGTTCATGAACTCCTGGAACGTGATGCCGCGATCGTTGCAGTACGCCTCGACCAGCACCATCGGGATGCTGGCGGCATGACGCATCTCGCCCGAGCCCACCTGGCCGGCCGCGCGCAGGTCATGCGCGAAGTCCAGGATCGGCTCGACATCCTGCACGCGCTCGAACCCGAGCACGCCGTCGGCCTCGTGCACGCGTGTGAGCACCTGTCCCATCACTGGCCCTCCATCGGGCTGACGACGCAGACGCCGGCCGTTCCGCCCAACTGGATCACCGAGATGTACGTCTGGCGCAGCACCTTCATGATCACGGCGTCGGCCGGCTGGACCAGCACATCGCCGGAGGTGGCCGTCACCCCGGAGTCCCCGATCTTGACGCAGCAGGGCTGCGTCGCGGCCACTCGGATGTACTTCGGCGACCCCCCGGCTGACTCGTTTGGGATCGGCACCCTGGTCGCGGTGGCATTGAAGCTGATTGCCGTACCGGTCTGCACCACGCTGATCGCGTCTTCTGCTGGCATGCTTGCTCTCCAAAAAAACAAAAGCCCGGCAGGATCTCCCCTGCCGGGCTCAGGCTGGCGTGTCCGCCGATCAGCTCAGGTCGCGCACCGCGCCGCTGGCGGCCTCGTTGCGGGACTCCAGCGCGTACTCGACGATGATGTGCTTGGCGTCCGAGTCGCCGGTCTTCGCCAGATCCTCGGTCTGAAACGGGCGCAGGTAGGCAACGGCCCACTTCTCCGACTCCAGCACGAACGCGGTGCGCGCGCGCTGGAAACGGTTGGGAACGATCTTCATCGTGCCGAAGTCCGAGACGTAGAAGTCGATCGCCGAGATCAGCTTCTTGTCGTCCAGGTTGCCCATCTGGGTGCCGCCGCCGTTGAACGAGCTGAACAGCTGCTTCTGCGTGCCGCCGACCATGATGGTGTCGGGGCTTCCGCCTGCGGTCCAGATGCTCTGCAGCGTGGCCTTGATCAGCGCCTCGGTCAGCGCGCGCTGGGTGCCGTCAGTCGGCGCCGTGTTGGTGATCGGGTTCGGCGCGACACCGCCAGAGCCCAGGCTGCTGTTGGTAGCGACCCAGCCCTCCAGCCCCCGAGTCTGGCGCGCGGTCGCAGCGGCACCGACGACGGCGGTGGTGTT